ACACGGATGCGCCAACAGAGACACCGGTAGCTACAGACCCCTACACGGATGCGCCAACAGAGACACCGGTAGCTACAGACCCCTACACGGATGCGCCAACAGAGACACCGACAAAGACTCCGTCGCCAACAGAGACACCGGCAGCTACAGAGACACCAGCAGCTACAGACTCCTCCACGGATGCGCCCCCAGAGGCCACCGACTCAATTGTAAGCACACCGACACATACGGAAGACGACCAAGATGAATTATTATAATAAATCAAGAAAATATAACTAAAATAACTAATGCATAGTTTCGAAACCAGAAATATGAACACTTGTAATGCCCCGCCTAATCCGGGGCCTCCAGTTACTGTGTCTTGTATTTATGAGTTCTCTGCAATGATGAATTGTCGTTATGGAACGATGGCTGCTCAGTTGGATAGCGAATGCGCTCGAATAAATGGTAATATAGACACGCTTACGGGTGACCCTACAGGAACCCAATATGTCGGATGTGTCCATAAATATAACGATCCATCTAATCCGAGGGCAGGTACTCATCCCTCTGGAGGGATAGACGGTAATCTGGGCGTTGGGCTTCCTTATACAAAAGTTTGGTTAAATGGTTTAATTACCCGCACAAACTGGTGGAGAATTAAAAGGCTTCCTCCAATGGACCCGCGGAACCTTCCGGTACTTTTAAATCAATGGGTTAATGGTCAGCATCACAATAAAACATGGCACCCCGAGCGCTGGGGATTAATGAAGTATTATAAAGAGTTTGTATTTCAAATACCCGCTGAAGACTGGCCGACATATCAGTGCCCTCCGATCATTTCTGCCGCGCAATATCCCCCGAGACCTGACGGTGCGATGTATTTGGCACAAGGAGTACGTTGCCCTAAATATTGGCAACTAACACCATGTACCGCTTGTGGTAGCACCTACAAAAGCGGTAGGAAAAGATTATATTTAGAAACAGCAAATACATTTAATTTTCCGGCAGGGGGAGTCATTCAGCACCCAGCGAACCCGACTAATTGGCCGAGGATGACACACCCTTTTAAAACGAGGCAAGCGGGTAGAAGCAGCCTCAGAGTAGATTGGCCACATTGTTATACTTATGCAGCGATTCCTCGGGGTCCAAAGACGGGGCCCGGAGATACGTTGAAAAGTATTCAGTGGATAGATCAAACAACCTATGATACATCATATGTCCACTATGAAGATTGTTCTCCCTGTTTACAAGATTTTATAATTGCTGTCTCTGAAGCCGGTAGGGCAGACGGTTGTAGCAGGGTAGATCAAATAAACAACTATGCTAATCCAGCGTTTAAATTACCCATTAACCTATGTATTTCTTCGGGAAAAATGGTGGTTCGGCGGGTTAGGGCAGACGCTTTTCACGTGAACCTTTTTAAATTTCATAATAATAAATTCTGGTATTTTGCCAACGGTAAATGCTTCGAAGTAAGAGTAGTTGATTGTCCGACTGACGAAATTAAACTGTTAGCTTATTATGGTCTTAGAGAATTTCCGCGGGGTAGCGGTAACTGGAGGGCTTATTGGCCAAATGTACCACCGGGTGGGATCAGGCTGAGCGGGCCTCCACGGCCAACTCGGCTACGAGTTGCTTTCTATACGAATTTTTATAGGCTCGCAAGGCCCGGCAACAATTTTGGGGCTGCGCCGAAAACATCATGGTCGGGTATTGACGGGCGCTGTGACTGTGCGAAAGACAGCGGAGGAAGTGTTGGGACATTTAATCCGATTTGTTTCCCTCCGGTTCCCATGCCAGTAATTATCAAACATCCTTTTCATACCGAACCGCGCAATAAACTATCTGTATTGCGGGGGAACGCCCTAGGCCTTGGCGGGGGCGTGGGCAACCAAGTTACTATTTCTGTCACCGCGACCGTGGCGGCTGGTGGGATGCCACTAAGATATCAATGGTATAAAAATGGTGCGCGTATCGCCGGGGCAACGAATAGAACTCTGGTTATTTTGAATCCTCAAGTAGTGCATAGCGGTACCTATAAATGTAGGGTATCTAACGGAGGAGGAGGGCCTCCTCCCTTAGGAAACGTAAACACAGTAATCAGTAATGCTGGGGAATTACGCGTTGTCAATGGTCCAACCATAATGAGAGCGGACAATACGGTCGTATATAGAATAAGAACTATACGTTACTGCCCCGACAATCCGGGCTGGTTTGACGCACAGGGAGGCAAGCCCGGTGCAAATAATCCCACCCCATGGGCAAAACCCGTAAGTTGGGTGAGAGGCGCGAAGTGGACCTTTTTCTCTATTCAAAATGTTTGGTGGAGTCTCCCAGCTTTTAAATTCCACCCAACAAATGCGCTCAGAAGAGTGCCGAAAGCAGGAAATGCTGGTAAGGCTAGATTTTTCGTCTCTCTGAATACCGCCTCTTTTTCGGCATCAGGAAGATGGGAAGTGCTCGAAGTGACCGCAATCGACAAAATCACATGGGGGCTCGCGGGAACCTATCGTGACGAAGACGCGATCGGTAATCAAAGTGACCGCTACCGGATTAAAAATTATAAAGGTTCATATAATTTCACTCAGGCGCACTTTATGGAAGGACAGAGGAAAGCAGTCGGGTGCTATCTTACCGATTGCAATTGATAAGCTTTAGATAAAAAAGAAAAGTAATAAGAATATTGGTGTAATATAAGGTATGAAGATTGTTGATATAGCAAATGAGATATTTATGGAACTAGGAGAACCTACAAGCCTTTCTATCCCTCCTGTTGCTTTTTGGCTCAGAACTAATATCGGAAGCTTAAATTCTTATTTAAATACTACTTTCTTGGTAGATTTGAGTACTTTTGAGATAAGTCCGGCTATGGGTCAGGAAGAAAAGGATATTTTTAAAAGATTATATTTGGTTCACTATTACGATGTTAAGTTAAGAGAATCTTTGGGGGCGGCTTCCACAGACACATGGATCTCAATCGAATCCGACGGAACTTCCGTTCGGAGAGTGAACAAGGTCGAGCAAGGTAAGACTTATCAAACTGCGAAGAAGGTCGAGTTAGAAGAATTAAATAAAATGATCCATGCTTATAGGATAAGAGCGGCTGCCCCATTACAGGTTGTGGGGGATGATACCGTAGAGGGCGTTTACTCTTCCAACCGCAACGATCTTAGGGAGAAAGAATAAATATGGCTAGCTTGTTAACAGACTTAGATAAAAGCTCATTTCAAGGCTCGATCCTTGATTTGTTTGATACTTTTTCTAGAGATATAGAAATACATAAAGCTCCCAAGAAAAAGATCACCGACGTAAATCCGACCAAGCCACCGTTGCCGGGGTATGGAAATTCTTCAAGTCCAACCAACATAGAATATATACCAGAGTTTACCACTCGCAAAGCAATCGTTCAATATGGAGATAAACAAACTGTTGAAACAGAGAGCTCTGCCGGAGCGAAAATTCCACTTGGTAAGGTTTATATAAAAGTTAAGTCGGACACTAGAGACTATATAAACAAAGGAGGAACTGAAAAAATAGTAATAGATAATAAATCTTTTAAGCTAGCGACGACAGACTCAGTAAAAAATTATTTTGGATTAAAATTATATGTATACTTTATAGAAGAAATTAACTAATGGGAAGGTATACCAAAATATTAAAAAACAAAGCTATGAAAAAGCTTACCTCTGATAAAAAAATACGAGACATAGCTTATCAGCGGAGCTTAGCAAAAGTAGAAAAGCACAAAAAAGAGTTAATAGAAGACTTTGAAAATCACCCAGTGACAAGGGAATTAGAGGCTGGCTCTACAGCAAAAAATATAAGCGGCACCGTAACGGGCGGAGGAAATTTATTTAGTTTTATTGGTTTTCATGATGGGTCAGACCCGGTATCGTCCGTTTCAGCCTTGTTAAACGCTGGAGTTTCCATGTCTAAGAAGCCAAAAATTACCAAGGGGAAAAACAGGGTGTATTATCAATATAAAGTTAGAGTCCCTAATAAAAATGAACTGGCGTCTGTGAGTAAAATGCCTTGGGAGCCGGGCAGTTGGTTATTTAGAATAGAAAAAGGGATATCTGGGCTGGGACACTACATATATAAAAATTATATAAGCTCTAGTCGGTCTGGCACGGGTATTCAAGCAGACGGTAAGTACCGAAAGGGTGCGGTTTTTAAAAAAACTAGGTACATGAGCGCAATTTTAAGGACATTTAATAGTAAATTTAGGGGAAAATGAAAACTCAATACGAAAATAGAGTGTTATCTAGCTTTTTGCTTTGGTTTGACCACACCCTTCTAGAAAAGGGAGAGGCCTATACGAATCATGGGTCTAAATTTTATTCGGTAGAGGGACTTTATTATAATTATAACGCATATGGTGCGCCGTTTAAGCAATTCGTAACAGACTCTTCTATAACCAACGCCACGGTAATCAGTGGAGTATATGTAGATAGCAGTTTTTACAAAACTGGACAAGGTAACTTAGTTGATATTGACTATAACGAGGGGCAAGCATATTTTAGCAACAGTCAGGGCTCTAATGTAGTCAGCGGAAATTATGCTATTAAGGACTTTAATGTATATTTAACCAGTAAGGCTGAACAAGAGCTTCTTTTTGAGGACAAAATTGAACTTCGGCCCTCTACCTCTCAAACCGAAACGGGACTCGCTTCCAATGTAGCCACTTATCCCGCTGTTTTTATCAAGAATAATGGAGGTGAAAACGAACCAAGGGCATTCGGCGGAGAAGAGACGACGAAGACTAATGTAAGAGCCATTATTCTGTCAGATTCTCAATTTAATTTAGATGCAGCCTGTTCAATATTCAAGGATCAGTCTAAGGTAGGAGTTAAGATTCTCCCAGATGAAAAATATCCATTTAATGCTCTAGGGGGATTGAAATCAGGTGTATATAATTATACGGAACTTATTAGCGGTATATCAGACGAGGTTTATTTAGATTCCGTCGAAATATCCCGCTTTAGTTTAGGGTATATGGAAAATCTTAAAAACACCAATCAAGATGTATTTAAGGCGATAATCGATTTTGAGTTACAAGGATTCCGCTTTCCTCGCGCGAGTTAAAGCGGATAAAATGAGTTCCCAATATTAACAATAAACTGTAAAAAACATTAACTAGTTAAAAGAAAAAGGAAAATAAATTATGGCCAGAAATAGAACTATTTATCAAAGTGCCGCTGTATATGCTGGACCCGACAAGACCGCCAAGGGCGATGCTGGTTGGGTCGCTGAAACCGGCACCTCTAATTCACCGAACCAATTGAAACGAATTCAAAGTGCGAATTATAGTTTCGATATTGCTCGGACGGACGTGAACCAATTCGGCGAGTTAGCCGCTATTGACCGCGTTATTCTTGAGAGCCCGACTGTCAGTTTTGACACGTCATGGTATCTCTGCAACTTTTATAATGAAGATAAGGTTGGCTTAAAGGTTAACCAAACAGGCGTTGCCGAGGATGACTTGGTAAGTGTCTTGACCGACATCCTCGTAAATAATGCTGACGAAAGAAATTACTACGTCCGCGTTGTTTCGGAAGGTAGTGACGCTGTAACATTCGCAGACGGCGCCAACAACAATGTTATTGGTATCGGTAACGGCTTCTTAGCTTCTTATAGCGCTGAGGGAGCCGTTGGTGGATTCCCAACCGCAAACATTACGATTGAAGGCTTGAACATGGCCTTTACGACTAAGGAAAGTGGATGGGCTCCATGGATTAAGGCTTCCGACGGCACGACTAATGCTGCGCTGGGAATCGCTGGCGGAACCGTAGACGGTAAAGCGTTTGATCTGCCTACGGCCACAAGTTCCGGAGCGTCTACGAGCGACGTGACTGCAATTAAGCCGGGCAACATCACCCTGACTCTTCCGAGTTCTCAGGGCGGTGCAGATCTCTCCGGGATTGCTGTTCAGAGCTTCAATGCTAGCTTTGACTTGGCCAGAGAGCCGCTGAACAAGCTGGGAAGCCGCTTTGCGTTTACCAGAGAGATTACCTTCCCGGTAACAGCTTCCATGTCTTGTGATGCCCTTGTGGGTGATCTTACGACTGGTGACTTAGCTGACATGTTAACCAGAAACCCCGATCAAAAAGTTATCGTTAGACTCGATGATGACACTGACGCAGCTGAGCACATGGCGATTGTTATGAAATCGGCCAAACTCGACAGTCAGAACTTCTCGATGGGAATTGGCGATAACCAAACCGTGACTCTCAACTGGAGTACTCAGGTCGGTTCTGCCGCTCAGAGCGGTATCGGTATCTTCCTAAGTGGTTACCACAACTAAATCTTAATTAATAGATTATTATTCAAACCCCCCATTTTTGGGGGGTTTTTTTATTTTATTTCTCTAAGACTTTTGATTATAATAAATAAGCCAAGGATTATGGATCAAACTGAGGATAAAGGTAAGGATTTTATTAAATTCCACCACAGGAGAAAGGTTATCAATTTATGTAAATCTTTTCTCTTCTTATTGGAAGACTCAAAAAACCAACCCATAACAGAGGAAAGGTATCAAAAAATTAGAAAAAGAGTTCTCGACTGCGGAAACGATTCCATTAGAGAATTCGAGGACCACATAGAGAACTTCAGTATCACGATAAGGTAAAAAAAGTTATGAAAAAATTATACGAGTTTACAATGACAAGGGAAGAGGCGGTTAAGGAAAGCGAAACTACCAAGAATGATAAGGGCGAAGAGATCACCACGACCAAAGAAGTCAAGAAGGATGTCGTCAAAAAGTTTTTCTTACGCAAGCCTACGAGAAAGCTTTTCGATGAAGCCGAGCTATATTATGGTGTTAAATTAGCCGAGGGCATTAAAGAAGGACTATTAACCAGAGCTTTATTGCAAAAAAGGTTTAGCAATGACGGGGGCACGTTGGGGGATAAAGAAAAAGAAGAATGGAGTAAGCTATACAGTGACGTTTTTGACAAACAAGTAGAGATGCAACAACTTCTAATAAAAGATAAAAGCGACAGAACAAGCGAAGAAAAAGTCACGCTAGAAGAAAATAAAGAATTTATTCAAAATGCTAGGTCTCGTATTCAAGAATTTGAGATGCAGCAATCTAGCCTTTATGATCAAACCGCTGAGAACAGGGCGAGAAACAAAACAATTCTTTGGTGGGTTTTAAACTTATCTTATAAAGAGCCCGAAGACGTATTCTTTGCTGGAGAAGATTTTGATGACAAAATTAGATCTTATGACAGGATGGAAGAAGCTGAAGATGAATTTGAGGCGGAGTGCATTAACAAGTTTTTTTATTATGTTAGCTTCTGGTATGTAAGTAAGACCGGTGACCCAGAGCATTTCAAAAAATTAATTAAATTCGCAGAGCAAGAAGACTTAGATAGTTTAGACGACTTGCCCGCTGACGAGGCTCTTGCAAAACTAACGGAAGATCCCGTGAAGGAAGATCCCGTGAAGGAAGAGCCTGTGGAGGAAGAGCCTGTGGAGGAAGAGCCCGTGGAGGAAGAGCCCGTGAAAGAAGAGCCCGTGAAGGAAGAACCTGCGTCGGAAGAGCCCGAAACGAATGAAGAAAAATAGGCTCGTGTGTCTGATGCAAACAAAATCCAAATAGCTACTGAGCTAGATTTAAAGTTAGTCTACGCTTCCGTTTTGCGGGGATACACAAGTTATAAAAGTCGTGCGTTAAAGACCCAAATATATATAAAACATTTGGGGATTCATGATACTATAGATAGTGATGATGTTTATAATACAGCTTTTGAGCGAGCCAAGGACAGTAATCTACCGACTGATGAAGAACAAAAAGTATACCTAGAAAAACAAGAGCTTTGGTCCGAAAAAAAAGATTTAGAGTTGGCCAAGCTTGCCTCATATGTGTCTGGCTTAAAGGAGACTAAACGTAGATTATTTCTTAAATCTCAGATCGACCCAATTAAAAAAGACATAAAAGAAAATGAAAAAAAACTTACAGACCTCGATAACACAAGAAGAGAACTACTAGGATTAACCGCTGAAGCTTTTGCCGCCAAGAAAACGAATGAGGACTATATTAAGCACGCGATCTATACAGATAAGGAATGTCAGATCCCAGCGTTACCCGACGACAAGTTTGATGATTTAACTGATGTCGATTTAAGTACAATTACTTTAGAATATAATCTCTCCACTCAGTTTCTTACTATAGGCAGCTTAAAGAGAATCTCTATTATGCCCTTTTTTGGAAACTATTTTTATTTATGTGAAGATAACCCGCAAATTTTTTATGGAAAAGCAGTCGTAGACTTGACTTATTTTCAGGTTGAGCTTTTTGCTTACGGAAGATATTTCAAACAAATGGCTCAAGAAGCCAAAGCTAAACCGCCCGCAGAGATTGTAAATGATCCAGAACTACTGTTAGAGTTCTACGAATCAAGAAGAAACGCTGATGAATTCATGGACAAAATGAATAGTAAATCTAAAAACCCTGAGGCCGCAGGAGGAACTTCTATCGTGGGCGCTACTAAGGAAGATTTGGAAGCTATAGGTTATTCTACTCCGGGAGATAACATGAATTTATCAAAACTCGCTGAAGCTAAGGGCGGCGAATTAAACATGCAAGATTTCATAGATATGCACAGTTAAAGTCTCTGAAAATAGTGTAGTTATATACAGGGAAAAGGTACATGGCAGGAAGAGACGACAGCGTAACAATGGAACTGAGGCTAAGGCTTGACAAAGCCGAAAAAGACTTGGCTCGTTTTACAAAAAAAGCCGAACGGTCTCAAATAAACCTTAAAGGCATTGACCATAGAAAATTTACCCAACCTCTGGGGAAGATTACCGGTTCAGTTTCCGAATTTCATAAATCGCTCGAAGCTTCCAACGCTCGTGTCATAGCCTTTACCGCTTCTGCGGGAATATTGATGGGCGTAACTAGGGCCTTTACGGAAATGGCCAAGGCCACTATAGACGTAGAGAAACAGCTTAAAGATATTAACGTTATCTTGGGTGCTTCAAGTCAAAATCTTAAAAAATTTGGTGGTGAGTTATTTAATGTAGCCAAAGAGACGGGACAAAGTTTTGGGGAGGTCGCTACAGCGGCTACTGAATTTGCCCGACAGGGCTTGTCTATGGAGAAAACGCTCCTTCGGACGAGAGACGCTCTTATATTAACTCGACTCTCTGGAATGGACACGACCGCAGCGGTGAACGCTTTAACTGCTGCTATCAACAGTTTTAGCCAAACCGCGTTAACTTCTACTGAGATTATTAATAAAATGGCTAACGTTGATGCTGCCTTTGCCGTTAGTACGGGTGACTTAGCTGAAGCTATTAGGCGTGTGGGAGCGAGTGCGGAAGACGTTAAGGTCGACTTTAATGAATTAATTGCAGTAGTTACCTCAGTTCAACAAACCACCGCTCGGGGTGGTAATGTTATAGGTAACTCACTTAAAACTATATTCACCAGAATCCAGCGTACAGAAGTAGTATCTCAGCTACAACAACTAGGGGTAGCTGTCCGAGACGCTGAAGGAAATATGCGCCCGGCTATGGTAGTTCTGGGAGAATTTTCCAAGGTTTATGATACTCTGAACCCGAGGATAAAAGCTCAAACTGCAGAGCTAGTTGGTGGCGTGTATCAAATGAACATCTTAAAGTCTATTCTTAAAGACTTAAAAAACGAACACTCTGCCTATGCAGGAGCATTAGCGATCTCCAATAATTCTACTGACGAAGCTATTCAAAGAAACCGGGAGTTAAATAAAACTCTCTCCGCGTTAATTAATGAGACGGTACAAAATTTAACGGGCATTGGTGCTCAAGTGGGAGAGATTACTTTCGAGCCGATGTTTAGAAAGCTTCTGGAAGGATTTAACTCCTTAACTAAAGAGGTAAATATCTTTGGAGACATAGGCGCTTTCTTGGGATTCGATGAAGACGACGCAAACAAATTCGGCGGCGATTTAGCTGGTAACATTATGAAGTCAATTGGTAACTTTATATCTGGTCCGGGCTTCGTGGCTCTTGGAACAATTGTCGCCAAATTATTTATTGACTTTAGTAGGTTCTTAACTAAATCTGTCGCTGACTTTGCTAACCTAAATAAGAACGCCTCGCAACAAGCTGCGCTACAACAGCAAATCCACGCCGCTATGTCTGCGAATCCCGATTTAATCGCTCAAATTAATCGAGGAGAGCTTTCTCGCGTTGATGCCGAAAGAAAAGTCCTAGACGCCCTTAAACAAGAAATTCTATTAAGAGAGCAAATCGCATCATTAGCAACAGGTTCTGGCGCTCGAGCTCAAGCTGCAGGGTTCGGCGTAGATATTGATAAGGGAGCGGGCACGACGAGACTCACTCATAAATCATCTAGGAAATATGCTGGCTTTGTTCCTAACTTCAGTGACATGCAAGAATTCCTTGGCGCTTACGCTGCGGGTTATAAGCCGGGAGATATTCAGAAAACATTCCTTAAGGGCGAAGGAATGGTCAAGTATAACGACGCTGAACAGGTGAAACAATTTGCGGGGATGGTGAATCCGGCTATTATGCCTCCAGAAATAGACGAAAGAACTGGTCTGCCCAGCGATGCCGGAAAAACATATAAAAAGAAATTTTATGATAAACACGGGTTTGATCCTTATGGTACCGACGTAGCGCGCCTCGGAGGAGGAGGATATACAGGCAAGCTCGGATATGAAGGATTCATACCTAATCTTTTAGGAGTTTTGACTTCAATGAGAACCTCTTTTGAAAGGAAGGGTCAAGGACCAACTGGCCGGATGCAGGATATGTTAACTGCTACCCGAGAACAGCTTATTAAAAGTCAGGGAGTCCCTGCTTGGCTACAAGGAGTTCTTACTTCAGCTTTACGTCCCGGAGAAAAAGTAGCAATTAAAACCATGGGACAGCTTGCACAGCCAACCCAAGCAGAGGTCGGTAAAGCAGGAAAAGGGCATGCAGCGCATCAAAAAGGTACACGAGCAGAGCGAGCTCTTGCCGGACGGAAAGGCAATTATTCGTGGGAGCAAAAATTTAAAAGTCCCCGAGGTAAAGGGCAGTTGGGTAAAATGCCCGTAGACTTCGGCACTAAATCTAAAACGGGAAGAAGCTATGGTGTCGAAGCCAAGCCGGAACTTAAGACTAAACAAATTGGACAAATTTTATTAAAGACCTTGTATGAAACTAACAGCCAGTCTCTTAGGCAAATTAAAATGAGACTGCAAAGAAAAGCGGATGCAGGAGATCAAATTGCTGGAAAACATTTAGACAAGCTACAGCATGTTGTCGGAAGAGAAATTTCTAATAGGGGCAAAGAATTAGCAAAATATACCGAAGGCGAAGTTACGAGCTTAGATCAATTTAATCGAGAGGTAGGATTTGATTCTAACAATGCAATTGCAGCATTGAGAGAAAAGCAGAGAGGGATTGCACCATTTTATCAAGGCTTTGTTCCTAACTTTCGCCCGGCAGCGCGCCAACGGATGGGACACAAAGACGTTTTAGCGACAGATAAGAAGGGAGTCGCAGCAATTGGAACCGGGGGAAATATCGGTAATGCGGTCAGCCTTCAAACCAAGAGTCAGGCTCAAATGTTGGTTGCGCAAAATATATCGGGAATGAAGGAAAGACCCGAGACTTATGTTATGCGAGGCGACTCAATAGCCAAAAGAATTCAGGCTGGATCCAGAGGTAACACCCAAGCGCTTTCAAAGATTATGCAGGGGACGGGCATGAAGGTTTCTCCGAAAGATCTAACTTCATTAACACAACGATTATCAAAAAGCAATGTTGCTGTGAGCTTCGGAGTATCGGGAGTAAAAGATATTGAAAAACAAAGTGGAATTAGAGAGCAAGTTAAAAGTCAACTAGCAGACGCTTATACGAATATTATCTTAAATACTTCTAAGATGTTAACCAAAGGAACAAAAATAAAACCGGTTAATAAGGCTGGGGTAAAAACGAGAGCTCAAAAATATGTTGGCGATACTATTTCATCCTCCCTACAGGGAGAAATATTTGAAGATTCTATTACGACAGCCATAGGACAAAGTAGTTCTTGGCTCAACAAGGATACAAATGATTATCGCAGATGGGACTTTCAGCCCAGCGACGCCGGTAATCTTCAAAAGATTTTTGATGAGAGTTTCGGTAGTTATTCCGACGCGAAGAGAAGTTACAATCCTCACTCTATTGAATCGATGGCAACTAAGATTTTATTTGGTACTCCAGAGGGTCAGGCTACGATCAAATCATTGATGCAGGCTAATTTTAGAGGAACCTCCCAAGGAATGGCTACTCTAGCGAGGCAGGAACAAAAAGCGGGAATAAAATCGAACATAAAACTCATGGCCCAAGGATTTATTCCTGACAGGGAGGCTTTAAAAACCGCCATGGATACCGAAAGAGCTATGGGAGGAGATCCTGTTGTCGACTTTGATAAAAAAATAGGCTATTTCGTTAGAGACAAAAAAACTCAAGCAAGCCTCGCAGACGTCAAAAGAGATCATCCCGAAGGATGGGAAAAAGCGTTTAACAATTCAGAAAAAATGCAAGCCCGTCTCGGCGGGGGCGGAGGATATACGAGCAAGTTCGGGCACGATGGAGTGATTCCTAACTTTGCAACAGGAATGGACATGGCCATGATTACGGGAAGCTTGGGCTTCTTAGCGATGGGTATAAATGATAATGTTAAATCGTTTAAAGAGGTATCTAAAGCCGCTGGAACATTACAAGAAGAGCTAGGGGCAACCGAAAAGGCAGAAAGGGACGCTAACGAAGCAAGAAAACAATCTCTTGAAGATAGAAAGAAATTGGGAAAAGAGTCGAGAGACGCTGAAAAAAAGGCTACAAAATCAGAGAGTAAAGCTGACCGCACGCAAAATAAAGAAGCAAGAAAGTTGGTGGGTAAAGATTCTACAACCGGAGTCGATAAATATGCTAGTAGACGTACCGCCACCGGTCTGGTTAATACAAAGGGGATGACCAAGGACGAAAGGAAAGAGTATCGGGAAGAGCTCGCAAAAGTAAATAAAAGATTAATTTCTGAAAAGAAAAAAGTCACGAAAACTTTAACTCTCGAAGAAAAAGCAGCAAGAGATGCTATTGCTAAAGCAAAGACGAAGGCTCAAAAAGATCGCGCATTGGCTCAGGCGAAGCAAGCAGAACACAAAGCCTCTGTTGAGAACACAAATGCGACACGTCAATCTGCTAGGGATAGTAGGAGAAACTCCGCGGCTAAGCAGGCAGAAGCCACCGCGCATAATAAAAATGCCGCAATGACCGGCGGTCAGGTCGTTAAAGGAAAGGGCGTTCAAGGAGGCACTGCGGGAGGCAGAGCAATGAACGCTGGTCAAGGTATGGGCATGGGAGCTATGATGGCATTACCCATGGTCGGAGGCATGGCTAGAACCGTAGCTGGAGATTCTGAAAAAGCTCAAGGTGTTATAGGAGGAGTCGAAACTGCGGGCAGTTTTGCGATGATGGGCGCAATGACGGGTAACCCATATATTGCTGGAGCCGCATTAGCCGGAGGAGCATTAATTGGAATAATGCAAGCTATGGGTCCATACAAGGATCCGTTGGCACAGTTAAAGAAGACCGCAGAAGAAGCTAAAGAAAAATTAACCCAGTTTCAGAACTCTTCTCAACAGTATCTAGGTGCTTTCGAAAAACTAGAAGAAGGCATGAAGTCTAGCACGATAAAACCAGAAGAGCTAGCTAAAAGGAAGGACGCTTTAGAAGATGCCCTTATGGATATGCCCGCTCATGTAAGGCAGCAATTTTCTCACGTTAAAAAAGACGCAGAATCAATTAAAAAATTCTTTGACGAGACCGCAAAAACACTATCTGACGAATCTCGCATAGCCACAGGAGCCGCTCACTATCAGGAAAAAATTTATGGTGGAGAACGCAGCTGGTGGCAGGACATGGGGCGGGGTGCGATGCGAGGGATGGGCTGGGATCAAGAAGGCTTAAAGGGAACTTTCCTTGAGGACTTCGGCGTGCAAAAGGGTGACGATATCTTTAAGGGCGCAGCGGGGAAAAAGAATTTAGTCGATTATACTCAAATGATTAGTAGAGAGGTCGACAAAGATATGCTGAAGGGAGATGAAGGAGGTAAAAATATTGCAGGATTACAGGCGCTAGTTTCTAGTATCGGAACAGATATGGACGCTAATGAATTAGAAAAGTTTGTAAAAGAGCTAAGGGCATTTGGTGTCCCAGAAGAGTATATCGAACAATTTAGAAAGACCGCGGAAAATACAAAATCTGGAGCAAAAGCTGCGGAATCTCTAGGCAAGTCCCTAACCGACCTAAGACAAAATATGTTGGACGTTGAGGAGGCCGCAAGAATAATCAAACTCAATAAAGCTATTGATGATAGATATGACGCCGAAATGAAAAGAATCAAGGACGCAACGAACTTGACGATGACGAAGATGAACATGGAAATAAAGCTAGAGAAACAAAGAATAGACTTTATTAACAAGATGAAGACCCGTAGAGATGACATGGGGCTTAACTGGAGCGAGATGTATGCTGGAGAAGGCATAAATCAAATGAAGCCTTTTATGGGTAAAGTCGAGACTGGCCGGATGGACACAGAATTAAAGGTCATGAAAATGAACGCAGGGCTAGTTAAAAATCAAAGGAAGGCTATCACGGAAGCCATGAATAAAACCTTTAATGTTACTCAAAAGCAGCTTCTAGACTCCGTAAAAAAATTACAGGGGCATATGGCAAAAGCTCCAACCGCCGAACAAACAAGGTCGATAGAGAAAGATACAAACAGGCAGATGGCCTTAACGGAAGCTTTGATGCCAATCATGGTTGATCACTTAGGAGAGATAAAGAAAAAACCCACAGAGTTTAAAGATATGTCAGGCGTGCTTGGAGAAATAGAAGAGGCGTTAAGGACTGGCGGAGCAAATAATCCTGAGCTTATGGCTGAAGTTATCGGGTTAGAAATGAAAGATATTTCAGAAGTATTTGCGCAAAAGATGTCGTTGCTAATTGATGAAAACGAAATGCAAAAAACCATCCTGTTAGACCAACATCGGTTACAGGAACAAGCACTGATTGTTCAGGAAAAAATTGCTTCGTACGGAGGACCAATGGGCGGACAATCCATTGGCAGATTTGGGGCTCCAACCAATCAAGAAGCTCTGACAAATAAAACTATGAATTTTCTCATTCGATCGATGCTTCCAAAGGGACCGAAAGTTAATGTCGAAAGAGGGGGCATCCCAGCAGAAGGACTCACGCCCGACGGACGAAGCAAGATAGATGCTGGCAGGGCAGCCACGGCCTTATTGGATCATTTAGTCAACAACATGAACATAAGGGACACTCATGGCGAGAGACTACAGCCCGAAGCTTTTGGAGCTTTGGCTGGCATAGGCATGGCGGGAAGGATGGAGACGATCAAGCAGGAGTTAGCGGAAGCCAAAAAACAATTAAAATTTCAAGGAGTAGGAGAGGGAGACAAGGCCTATCAAGCTTTGGAAAAGGCTTCTGACCCTGAGGCAATAGCTCAAACGGCCGCAGCGCAAATGGCTAAGCAAATGAAATTCGATTTGATGCCTGATCAAATGATGGAAATGAATCAGGGACTTCAGATCTTGCAGGACATCATTGTCGCTCAAGGTAACGAACTATTTGAAAATAACAAGCAAGCATTTATCTCTGCAATTAAAGCTACAGAGCTAGATAAAATCACAGACCATTTTAATAGTGATATTATCGCATTTAATAATAATTTAGTTAAAGCCGACAGCGAAAACACCGGTGAGATTGTGGCCGGACAGAAGACTATTGCTAAAGACGTAACGGGGGGCGCAAATGCGATCATCATGGCGCAAGGGAATCTAGATCAAGCTGTCGTAAACGCTGGGGCAAATGCGGCTACCGCAACCGAGAGAGGCACCGCCGCTATCAATGAGCAAGCGAAGGCAGACGCTATCGCCGCCGACAACCATATGATGAACCTCAGAAAAGAGAATATTGATGGGGTCAACCAAACTAACAAATATAGCCAAGCTGTTGGCAACTCTATGTCTGCTAACATGCATGCTGTTGGTAAGCAGGGGGCAAAAAACCAGAACACCAACTTTTCGAATTTGGACAGAAATTTGGAGATAATTTCCGACGCGGAAGCCGAGCACGTGTCGAAGCAGCATTTTGAGGATCGTAGATTTACTGGCGAACAGTTAGACAACGTCGCTGTGAATGGTACGTCTGACGCTAACGAGATCGTAAAGGCTATTAATATATTAAATGAATTAATGAACCAAGGACAGGCAGCCAAAAGAGAACAAGAATGGCTCAAGGAAAATGGGGACGTATTAATAGACGCGCTCAAAATGAGAGATAAGGAAAAATGGCTTGTGGAGGAAAAGGCACTGCGCAGCCGTGGCAACGTTATGCCGGCCAACAAGGTGGCCCCGGGCCCGGCGGGCGAAAAGGCTTTATTGGACAAGTATCCCGGCCCCAAAAGAACTGATGATGAATATTACGAGGAGGCTGCAGCACTGATAAAACAAGGGGGCTCTAAAGTATTCGACATGATCAAGGACGCAGACATAGCAAGGGTACTGAGAGAAGGGAGCATCTCTAGGAAGGCCTACGCGGAAAATTTTAGGTCCCCGAAAGACAATGCGGTAACGCAAAAAATGGGAATGGAGGGCCGGTTTCAACATTGGGCGGCCTCAATGGCCGGTGGCGCCTCGGGCAAGGTGGCTGGTGTGGATTCAAAGGCAATGTATAGTTGGTTCAAGACGCAAGGCATAGACCTCCTGAAGATAAAGAGTATGGAGGAGCTTGAAGGCATTGTCCAAGGCCCCGGCCGAAAAGGATTCTTACGAAAGGGTACCACAGAATTTGGCCTGCAGAAGCCCGGGGGGCATATGACTTCGAGAGCTTTGGCTCAGAGGGGCAAGACCAGTTACAACCAAAATGAGTGGACCGTAGATGGCACATATGGAGAGGTTAGCCTGAGCCGGATAGATGTTCAGAAGGCTCTCGCTAGAATATTCGGCTATGAAGCCAAGCAATCCCATAGCGTCTCGGGCCCGAATCTCGGTCCCACGAATAGCGGCTTAACTGGAACAGATAGAGAAGGAGGTATCTTCACACAATTTAGGAATCGAGGCGGCAGAGGCGGCATCTTGAGCAAGGCCCAGCTTCCGGGGAGTTGGGAAAGAGAAAAAGCCACCATGTCGATGCACCCACTCAATCAACTGACCGCGGACCAAGAGAGAATATTAAGAACAGAATTAATACCGAGAATTGTTGATGCCGCCAACGCTAAGGCCAAGGAGGGCAAGGGCGCGAAGGGGAGTGCAAAGATGACTGGACCGGAAGTTAAAGCTGCCGCAATGCAAGGAACATGGACGACCCGGGTCTCCCGGTCGGATCAGGATGGTAAGCGCAAAACTCCGGGAGTTGACCTTTACCAGTCTTTGACCGATAAGGACTGGGAGCAATTAGCGGCGCAGCTTAACGCGTACGAAGGTGATATCGATACAAGATCGGACGAATTAGAAAAACTTCTCGAAGCGAGAAATAAATGGTTCAAGGATAATAATGGCGACATTAGAAAGGCCAACGAGAAAATGCAGGCTCAGACTGGATTCGGTCAGCTGTTCGATTTCAACATCGGTACGTTGAATATGAAAAACAACTACGGTAAGAATTTCGCCAAAGAAACTTCCAAGGTCTCAAAATATAATAAAACACTAAAACCGGGCCAAGTCAAACTGTTGACTCCGACGGACATAATGTACGGAAACTTTGATTTCGGTGAAGACGAAAACCGTTCAGACAGCAGAACCTATCGGCCTTGGAAAAGTCAAATGGCTGTAGGCGGGACCAGAAACAACCTGCGAAACCAATTGAATACGAGGCGTAGGGATAAACAAACTGGGGCTCATTATACAGAGTTAGATCAAATGAGAAGAATCCGTCTTCGGAGCCAGAGAAACCTTATTAATTATTCTCAAAGAGCACATACGGGATTAGATTTCGATGATCAAACTTATTTAGGCAAGCAACAAAAGAGGTGGGGTGTGTCAGATAAAACCAGAGGCTTTCAAGCTAAAGGCGGTATGGCTTTGGAAAAAGATATCTTTAAAGATTTTGAAGGGGTAAAGTATGCAGACGTAGATGCTCTAAAAAGAAACAAAGATAAGGTAGATGCAGAGTTGAAAATTCTTGGTCAACTTAAAAAGGAGACTAAAGATATGGAAGGACCTGCTGGCGCAGACGCTGGCGTATGGGCATTTTCAGATGAAATTCAAAAACAAGTTATAGCTCGATTTGGAGAATCAGCTATGGATTGGGACGCGGATAAATTAAATAGTCAATTAAATATAGCCGAAAAAGACTTGGGAGTTTTTAAACACTCCTTGACCAGAATGACGGACTTTAGTGAGCAAAGAGCCAACATGGCTAAAAGAGTAGAAGAGCTACGAAACCTTGCCATGCTAGAACAAAAAGGCCAAGACGTCGATGCCCGACGTACGGCTATTCTGGAGGACTGGGCCAATAATAAGAGGGCGGACCTTGCGACAAAGATTAATGATCTGAATAGAGAAATCGATTTACAAAAGCTGGATCCGACTATGTACGAAGACGAAAGAGTGGCCAAGATGCGGACGAGAACCAAGGCTCTTCAAAGAAAGAAGGATGGCTCTTATTCGATGAAGAACACGTTTGCTGACATTGCTCAAAGCTGGAAATACAGTGCTGATATGATGGAAAGAGATGCGGAAGACGCCTTGTTTAACGTCTCTCAGCAATTCCGGTCAGAAGTATCCACCGCATTTGGAGCATTGATCGACGGGACGAAGGACGCAAGAGAAGCCTTCGGTGACCTGTTCGAAGGCATCGGCAAAATGGTGCAGAAACAATTAATTGAGATGGCCGTAAACCGGTTCATCTTTAATCCCCTTTCAAATATGTTCGGTGGTGCTAAAGGAGGAATCGTAGGCAACGACGGTATCCAGCGCTTCGGCTTTGGTGGCTCTGTCGGCGCGTTTGGTGGCATGGCCGCAATCGCAAGTCAAACAGGTATTTTTGGAGCCATGGGCCAGAAGGCCGCGGCTCAGAAGGGTAAGAAAAGAGCACTGATGGGCGGGATGGTCGTGGGCGGTAGCGGCGTAAAAGATGACGTGCCCGCTCTACTTCAAAAGGGAGAGTACGTAATAAGAAAATCTTCGGTTAGAAAATACGGCTTAGGATTTTTAAATTCCGTAAATGCTGAAGGAAAAGACCCATCTACCCTTGCTGATGGTGGATTTCCTACGGGCGATCCATCTAGGGATCCACAGTCGCAAATGGATTCTTTGACAGAGTATCAGGCCGGTAACACGGGTCAGATGGCTCGATTTAATTTGAGAAACGCTTTTATTTATGATAGTGATAAACCCACTCTTGGGGGAAGCCATTATGCCATCGACCCAAGATTAACTAGGCAGGCCTTGATGGATGAAGATAATCCTCGTAACCAAATTAGAGCAGATAAAGTTGCGAGCCTTTTAGATTACCAGATCGAAAGAGCTCGGGAACTACAGGCGTGGAAGGATGAGGTAGACGAATTCAATAGAATGAAAAAGAAGAAAATGAGAAATACCCTCTTGATGGCGCTGGGTATGACCGCGCTGGGAACAATGTTCCCGGGTAATCAGCCCGCTCCGTTTGGAACAAGCGGTAATAGATTTGGAAGGGGAATGTCTAATTTCTTTAGTGGCCGAGGAGGAGCAGGGGTCGGGCGGCCAATAGGGGGCATCCCGGGCGGCGGTGGAAACCAAGGTGGGATGCCCGGTCTCGATGCGCAGGGGGGTTACAAAAGTCGCGACAACGTCCCCTCCTTGTTGATGGGTGGAGAATATGTCGTAAGGCCAGATGCGGTTAGAAATTATGGAGTAGACTTTTTTCACGCTCTTAATACTGGACGGTTAAAGAAGTATGCCGACGGCGGCTACGTAGACGCTAAAGGCACGCCAGCGCCGGGGGCGTCTCCTCTGGACAGGGCATCAGAGGGCTCGACGAACAATGTTAGCATTACGGTTAATATTGATCAAAAGGGAGGGATCACTACCTCTTCAAACGGGATGGATAGAGAAGACGGAAGAAACCTCGCCGCCATTATTAAGAACGAGGTCGTAAATACTCTAGTTAATCAAAAACGTCAGGGTGGAATCTTATACGACGGAAATATTTCAGGGACCTAAGTTCTCTTCGGAACTTAACTTGTCTTCAATATCTTTAATTCTTTGGTCAAGTATAGCCATTGCTTCGTTATATACTAAATAACTAGAATTTAATTTTGAATGTATTAAAGGTAAATCAAAATTAGGAGTAAAGTCTTTTACGATTTCATATCCAGCGCTAAACTTACTGTCCCCTACGTAATTTATGTTCAGCGTAAGCTCCCATTTTTCTGTTTTAATTTCTCCGGCTTGTATTCTGGGCGGAAGAGAGTGGTCTAAATGAATTATAGTATGATCGCTATTTAAATCTACCGAAACAATTCCCCTATCTTCAATGGGAGAGACGTCTGCCGGTCCGCAAGTTAAAGATAGTGACGCTCCTTCTCCTGACCCCGATGTCGCATTGCAGGAATTTTCTGGCGAGACGTTATAAGCCCCCGGGTTTGTTAGCTCTGCCTCTAAAATTTTTCCATCGCTATCTACTTCTGAAACTGTGACTTGCGCAGGAACGTCGAGCTCATCAATAGAGTTATATTTATATACTCCGCCCTCCGGGCTTAAAATATCTCCGACTTCGTATCCCGACCCTCCATTATTTATATTTGCCGCTTTAACTTCATATTCGTCATAAGAGAAAGAGATTTCGTCATCTGCAGCGAGCATCGCTCCAGCGTTTTCGTTTATTTTAAGTTGCGTATTATTTAATATAGTAACTGACTTTTTATATAAAAATTTCCTTTTAGTAAGAACTTTATAGAAAACGTCATCCCTTTCAAAAGTTATGAAGCTGTTGTCTCTTATAGCTCCCCAGTCAGCCTTAGAGCAGGCGATAACTTTATTCGTTCCTTGCGCAACCGAGGCTGTATATCCATATTTTTTTCTTATCATTATTGGTGGCATAGTAAATCCTTATTTTAAATTAAACAAATCATTTTCCGGAGCTCCCGTAACAGCCATCGCAGTATTACCGCTTAAGGGTTTAGCGAAACTAACTGACGGAGCAGATTTGTATCCTGAACCGAATCGAGCTATTTCTACGCCTGTTACGCTTCCGTTTTCTATTATTGCTTTTGCTTGCATTGATATCCCCAAGACGTTTTCTTGGTCTGGCTCACTTATGGTGATTTCTGGGGGCTCAGTATATCCTGATCCACCATTTATTATAACAATATCATATACATTATTAAAAGCATTAAATCTAGTTATTTCTTCTGTGTCATATTTATTCAGGAAATCAGGTAGTAAATCGGGCAAATCCCTCAGGTGCTTTTTAATTCTAGTTATCTTTTCCACGCACTCTTCGCAGTCTTTCTTCTCCATGCTCCTCATAAACTGCATGTCTAAAGCCTTAAACAGTAAACCTCTTTGTCGACGGAATTCGTCTATCTTAAAGTCAATTGCTATTGATTTATCATCTAAAGTCTTAGTCTCTTCTTCGTAATAATATTGAAACTCTTCAATATCGTATAAAGTATTTGGGAAATATAATACGCTTTTAACTTCGTTTGGATCGACTCCTTCAGAATTAATGACATAACTATAAATATCTAAATAGGACTTCCCTTCAGGGACGGAATAGGTGAATCTAGACTCGTCCTTCATTATTATTAATAATATTTGTTTGGGTGTTCTATTTTGCATTATAAGTATTCATTCCATTTTAACTCTCCATCGTGATCCGGGTCCGTGACGTATGGATTAATTGAGTATACTGCCTCATGTAGTTCCGTATCTTGCGTATATCCTATGGGCACTCTTGCCATTTGACTACCTATGCTGTAGTCATTTGTTGTCGTCACCCCGAAGAACCCTTCATTTAAGTAGCTATCGTCAATCATTCTGCCTAGATGTACATCAAAGAATTTTTGGCTTTTCGCTAACCCGCCGAATCCCGCTCCAAATCCAGCTGGATGATGGTTCCATACTCCGGGGATATTTTCGAAAAGGTCTCCTTTATTCAACCAAGATTGCACCGAAGAGGGAAAGACGTCTGTTCCGTCTTTAGCAAATAATATGTCTTTTGATAAATCTATTTGTTGTTCTCCCGCCTTGCTGTGTGAGCCTTGCCAAGACTCATATTCACCGTTCCAAGCGTTCATTCCTATAACGCCGTAAGATGCAAGCCCGCCCTCGTCTGCCGGTTGAGGCAAGTTGTTTTCATCAAAGTATACTCTAAACCTTCTAAAACCTCTTAACGGTCTAGACTTGTTAGCTATAACTTTGCCCCTTTCATTATACGAGGGGATTTTGTCTAGCCCTTCATTCGTCGCACCCGGCACGTGCATGTCGTAATCTGGTGCTATACCCGCTCTCGAAAGCTCGGTGGGTAAATAAGCCACGCTGTCTCCCAAGAAGTGTCTGGTCGCGCCCGTAACCATATAAAATGGTAATCCCTCATAATATGTCGTACCTCCCCAGAATCTTAACCTATAAGGATCATCAATGGTGTTTGCTATAATTTGAAAACTTGAAGAAAGAGATCCTTGCCTAAAGTTACATTTCGTAAAGCTTTCGGGGTGGGCGGGGTAGTATACATTATATGTAATACCGTCCTCAACTACCCCTGTCAAAAGGTCTATTGATTTACATGAATATTCGAAAAAGCCTTTATAATCATAAACCGTTTCTACGTCTTTCTGAGATAAGACTTTAACGTGCGATATTCCTTGCCCTTCCCAGTGGCCATTTATATTTAGCCTTATCCAATACTTAAAGGCAGACTGATTGGCGCTATAATATTTTGTGGGCAAGAGCCTTACGGAAAAGGTATCAGAGGAATCTGTTGCTCCTCCGAAATCAGGATTACCCACGTACTTTCCGCAGCTTCCCGTAGTAAAACAATAATTTTCTTTTATTATTTCGCCCGCTGTTCCGGTTGTGTCCCTTCCAAAAGCTAGATACAGGCCTTCTGTAGCGTAAATTGAACTGGATCTTGTTAGGACTCCTTGGTCCCAAGTCGAATTTAAAGCATTGTTTTTTATTTCCCTATCGAAACTATCATAAAATTTAACTCCCATGTGGTAGGGGGGAGCATATGATCCTGTCATTCCCGTGGGTTTGAATACTATCTCTGAATTATATGTGCCGTACGTTGTTCCCGCGGGCGCTTCGAAATTGGTTTCGGTTATTTCAAACTCTGGTTTTTTAAACTCTTCTTGACTGCCAAATGTTATATGACTTCTTTGTCCAATCGTCTTGGGGCTTCCGTTACTATTAAAGTCTGCTCCAGAAAATGGATGTTTAGAAATATAAGCGTATCCCCCGGCTAAATCAGGAATGGTATTTGATAAAACATTTAAATGGACATACCCATCTCCATCTATATACTGCTCTGTCCATGTTTTGTCCGTTCCGAGTTGTAAACCCACGTTAACGCCGTTTCTTCGTCTGGGCGTTAGATAATATCCTACCGGTTTGGGGTTTAAGACTTCTACAATGTCCCAGCCGAAGTTTGTTCCTTGATTTACCCCGGAAGAAGTTATTCCGTTTTCGTCTATTGCTTGGACTACCAAGTCGTAGTGTCTTTTCGGGCCGTTATTGTTTGGCATCGACATGTTCCTGTCAAATGAGAAATTAAATTCGGTAAACGCTGTAATATAATCCGCGAGCTCTGTTGAGGGCATGGCGCTTGTCGAAGATGTTGGGTCATGGATACTTACTCGGTAGTCTATCGGTAAAGAAAATTCGTCGTCATTTAAAAATGAAGCTTCCCATTGGACCACGGCGTCTTTATCGTCTGTATAAAGATATCTTTCTTTCGTTGGTATAGCTTCAGGCAAATTCTGTAGAGCATAATTTGTTTGTAGCCTCAATGAGTGTATTTTAATATCTTTTACCGGGTAGTGGTTAAACACGTATATACCATTAAGATCTTCCGGGGTTTCTACGACTCCGTCTTGGCCGTCTACAAAAGAGCTAGACAAAACAGATATACTATTTATAGCAAAAACTCTAACAAAATATCTTTGCTCGTTGCGTCCCGGGATATAGTAACTTATCGGGTCTTCGCTTTCTCCTTGATCAGATAAGTATATAGTTTCATGCAACCATTCATTAATGGGTACCGTGCCCCCTTCCTTTTTCATGTCTTTGTTGGGGTCCCAATCGGTCTTGGGTTTCACATAAATTCTATAGCCCACCGTCGTCCCTGTGTCGCAAGCTGACCCGCCTCCCGCGCAAGGTTCAACTGTTATTTGAATTCGCTTCGTGAACCCGTGCGGGCTATCAGGGTGATCTTTAAGCGCTAAGCTACATGAGCTCGCGGGATTTGGCGGAGCAGTTATTCCTTGGGGAGTCTTAAGATATGAATAAAACACGCCAGATTCGATGTAGGAATATTTCCCCGTGCTATGGACTATGGCCTCTATTCCGTACGATAAATCGTCGTTTTCTTTTGTGGAGGTAACATTATATAAGTTAGTAGTTTGATCATTTACTTCTGTAACACTCCAAGTGGCCTTATCTACTATGTCTGTAACAGAATTGTCTATAAACATATCTCCGGTCCATGAGATTTTTGATCCGGTAATTGTGCTGTCTTCTCCCAGAACAACTGTTGAAGCCGTAACGTCATTTATGCCTGTCGTAAAATTAAAGGTCTGAATTTGAGACCTTCTAAAATCTGAGATATATGATTGACTGTCTATGTCGACAATTGACGTATCATAAAAATAAGTAGGAGTAGTTAATGTCAATTCATACTCTGTATCTTTTTTGAAATTTATTCCTTGATCTAAAACAATGCTTCTGGCCTCTGCCCTTGTCGCTCTTCCGCCATATTTTTTTTCTGACCTGTTCGAGTCTGTGACTTTGACTATGTCTCCGGGCCTTAAGAGCATGGCTTCTGGCCCCGCAGTGAAGGTTATTGTCTCGGTTTGTTCTAGCTCTGTAGAGAGCATCCATCTCCCTAGTCTTCGAGCTTGGGTTCGGCTGGTGCAGGCGAAAGCTGTGATCTCTTTTTCTACAACACCATATTTTCTTATACCCTCTGTGTGCTCTACATATTCGATTGCGGGTTTATAAAAATTATCTTTATCGTTGTATCTCACCAAGCAGACTGTGGGTATTGTCTTTTTGGCCGTGGAAGAATAAGTGAAGTTTCCTTCGGCGACGCTAGAATTGTTAAATTGCGCTACCTCTTTTCTCGGCTTGTCGCATACAGCGTGGACGCTTCCAAACCCATAATATAAAATAGACCTAAATACACTAGCAAAATCTTGAAGGACTTTGACTGCGTCTTCTTTCGTGTTAATTAAAGTATTACAGGTAAACCTAGGCTCAAACCCCTCTTCTCCGTCTGAAACTAGAGTGTCACAAAACCGTCCGATTTCGTATAGAGTCCACTTATCTACTTCTACGTCACCTAGGTGCTTACCTATTCCGTACCTTTTATTTGTTAACAAATCATAAAAAATCCAAGCTGGATTATCGGTCCATTTTTTTTCATCTGCAAAGTCTCCTTCCCACGGGGACTCGTTATAATTTCTTAATATAGGGTCATACCCTCCGGGCCCGCCCGGGACTTTAACCTTTAAAAGCCTTACGTCATAAGCTCTAGTGGGTATCTGAGAAAAGTACTCGGCGTTAAAACTCATGGCTGCTAGGGCCGCGTTTGGATAACCCAAGACGCTTTCGTATACCTCTGTTATTGAATCTATATAGGTTTGATTAGATATATGAGACTCTATGGAGTCTAGAGTAACTCTAGTAATTTCAATTTCCCAGCCCGCTAAAAATTCAGTCTTCAGTTTATCCTGTACTTCTATAATATATGGATGAAGGTAGGGGCTCGTTACTTTTCCTTTAATATGAGAAACAAAAGGCTTACTGCCCTGTCTGCCATACCACCCCCTCGAGGTGTTTAAATCTAAATTCCCTAATTTGTCTTTATAAATAGGGCGGTATCTGTATTTAAAAGTAAGCTGACTGCCTCGCACTTGACCTATATCATCCATGGGCCATCTTTGAGTTACTTTCATTACTCCGCCCCCCATGTCCTCCTCATCTTCGATTATTACTTTCGTGTAAGTTAGGGCGCTTATTTTAATATTTACTTTTATTTTATCTATATCTCTGTTTAATAATCTATAAACTTTAGAGTGGTAGTGGAAAACTTCATCAGAAGCTGCGGGAATTTCTCCTAGAAGGTCTGTGTCGGAAGCAACGTCTGGACCCCTTAGCCTTTCATTTATGACCCTAGTTTTTTCTAAACCTAAGTCTTCTCCTATGAATAAAAAATCATCATCAACCGAGACTCCTGCCGGGGTGCCGTTCGTGATTGCTATTTCAGCCTGTTGAAAATTGTATTGATTGTTAACGTTAACGATGGGAGTATCATTGAGATAAATTGACCTTAAAAAGCATTCTGGATTAGCGGTTGTAAAGGGTTTTATTTCTCCTCCATTCCATCCTATCTGTCCTTCATAGGCGTCATCATCGTCCGGAACAAACTCGCCGCTAACTATTCCTTCGATTTCTCCTTCGCTAATTAAATCAAGACATTTTACTATGCTCCTCGTAGTAAGCCAGCCTGTGGTTCCTGCATATTTGTGTCCGGGTGGAAAAACGGTGTCTCCCGACATTATCCCAAACCCCGAGGGTGTATCAAAAAGTTGAATTTGTTCGCTTCCAAAAAGCTCGGCCGCTTCCGTATTTACGACGCTTGTGTCGATCCCATAATATTGAGTGTCGCCCTCCGATCTTGAAGTATTCTTAACAACTGCCATATTACCTTCTTCTTCCTGCCTCTCTGACTAAAACTTTTCTTACGTCATAAGAGTTCATTATTACTTGGCTACCCACAATCATTCTCCCGTATCCAATTGGAACAGGCCCTCCTTCGTTCATAACGTTCACCGCTCCATTATACAGATAAGAGTTCGCTAGCATCGATGGGTCCGAACTAGGGTTAAGTATTTGTCTTTGCTCGGGCATCTTGGGGGGCTTAGCAAGCATTGTGGATATTCCCGTAGCTAACATCATTATTGCCGTTAGCATTCCCATGTTTGTTTGTGCAAATCCCATTCCTCCCAGCCCCAATATGATTCCAAGGAAACCCAGACTTTTTCCTTCTAAAATGGGAACGATATCTATTTCTGTTATGTCTTTTCTGTTTATCGTTAGCTCGTTATTTTTAAAATCTTTACTGGGCGCTATTTCTTCTCCGTTAATCAAGACGCTATATTCTGCATATGCGTTTTCCCTCTTGGAAAAAAATCTTTTGATTCCCTCTCCGGATTGAATATTTATTGCATGAAGAGCCTCTCCTACGCTAGAGACATTTACCTTCCACTCCTTCTCTCCAACGGATTCAGCTAGTTTTCCATGTAACGTTACTTTAGCCATAATCAGGGAATGTATTCAAATAGTTTATGTTCTTTTGTACTGTACATTAGTAATGGTAATTTGTGCCCTTGGCTATTTTTTTTATCCATTTCGGAAAACCCTCCTTTGCTATCATCCGTATGAGAATGATAATAAGCTTTAACACCCCCTTGGCGGCTTGCCTTTAAATAATCTCTTGCGCTAATTTGAAAATTGTTTTGTCTGTCTCTAGCGACATTTTCACATTTTATTAATTGATGTTTACCGTTAACTAAAGAAATTATTCCGCAGCATTCATTAGGGAACGTCTCTAATGAGTGTCGTTTAATATTTTTTTTAATTTTCTTTGATAATTTATTAATCATCGTGTTACCGTTTTGCTGTTTGTTCCGGGGAACCCTCCAAAGTTCAGAAACTTATTTGTAGCTTCTCTATTCGAAGGGCTACTACAATCCGTTCCTGTCTTACAGTTTTTTGCCGCGCCACCTGTTCCCCACCTTAACTTGCAGGAACTTAATGATTTATCGCACCTGTCTGCCACCCAATAAAGTGAATGAGGGGGACTAATTCCTTTGTGGGGATGATTTTTTAAAGCTACATAATAATATCTTATCCCGTCTTTCAATACGAACGCTACAGTTCCTACGTTATACTTTATTTGAGAATCATATTCCGCGACGCTTGAGGCCGTAACGGTAGTCGGGTCATATAAAGACTGTTTATTTGCTCCAGTTATTAACGTAGAGAGCAAGTCATCATTATCATCTGCTATGGGAGGGGCAAAATCTGGTAGGTGGCCCGTCGCTCCAAAGGCCTCTTTCTGTTCTTTGGCGTGAGTGTTATCTGTTGCTTTAAATTCGTAACAACAGCCTTCCCCTCTATATTGCCAAGGGCACCTATTCGATAAGCATGTTCTTGAAGGGATTTTGTAGTTTTGTAAGTCGACAACAGAGGCTAACTCTAATTGTATTCCGTCTTTATCTTCTGATACTTTTCTTTCTACATAATATACTTCTTTAGGAAATTCGGGATTGTTTCCTAGGCCCGATGTAAATTCGCCGACGCCCTCGAAATTATTTGTCGCGTCTAAAAATTTATAAAAGGTTCTTATCCTCGTGACCTTGGCCCCTATCATGTTATCTAATTCTAGGATCGCTCTTTTTAGTGAATAAAAATATTCGTTTTTGACACTCTCGCTTGTTCCCGCCTCTTCTCTTATCCCGGTAAAAGAGGTAAAGGTCAGTGTCGGCCTAGGAATCGTTCCACTCGAACTCACTTCGAATCCGTCTGTGATGATAGGCGTCGGGTGATATGTTTCTCCTCTAAAGTATATTTTTCTTTGTCCTATCGCTTCCATGTTATGAAATCTAAGAACATGCGGCTCTAAGTTTCCACTTACTCCGAGGTTTAAGTTCGACTTTATATGTGAGAGGTCTATTTCATATAATGATATAATAGATGACGCTTCTAAAGCAGAAATCTCTTTCGAAATTTCTTTTATGGTACTTCTCGCTGTTGATGGATTTACTTTTCCTGCCATATATATTATGATACCTCTCCGAGCTTACATTGTATTGAATAATTATCGTCAAAAATAAAATTACTATTAAACTCTTTGCAGACAAATCTTTTAATCATCGAATAGGGAGCGGGAACTTTAAAATAAAACGCCCCAAATCCTTCTCTAGAATGTAGAAAGTGCAATATCGCTGTCGCTTCTGCCTGCGTTCGGTTTTCAAAGGACAACTGAATATTTAATAGATCATTGTTGATTCCATCTTTTATGCGCTGCTCGTACCCATCACCGAATTGAATGGACTTAACTCTTGGAGTATGCGAAACCTGTATGTTATAAGAAGGCGTCCAGAAAAAATACGACTCTGCAGTAGCTGTTCCTCCTACTGTCACGTTTGTATAACCGTTCCAATATGCTGAGCCCACCGCTGGAATTTCAGTGGAAGTGTTCGCGTCTAAATCCTGAAGGGCGTACCAAAATTTACCGTCCGAAGTCTTAACGATAGAGTTTTTCGGGTATGTTGCGGTCCCGCTATCGTCCCAAGAGGCTATATTATAAATTGATCCCATATTCCTTGTACCTTTCTATCTTATTTACACTATAATAGTGTAAATTATTTAGAGAACAATAATTTAAAATGGATATTTATACACAAAAAGACATTAGGGTAAGGA